AATACTGCACCAATTGTAAGAATCACACAATCTGGTGTTGTATCAAGTGATTCAATGTCTATCATAATATCTGCCATACTTATTTCTTTCTATTTTAATTCATCACATCTGCCACAGTTCATACATAGTTATAAATCTATCATCCCACAACTCTATTGTAACACATCCTCTAACTAAGGAGAAGTCCCATCCTTGGTGTCTTTCACCGAAATTTCTTCTCATCCATTTTACAATGATAGATGGATCTTCTTTGTGATATCTACAATCTCTAAGATAGAATGTTTTGTGTCCTGCTTTCCATTTATTATCTTTGCATAGATGGTCATTGATACTAGGATATGTTGTACTAAATGTACCTATGTTTAATATTGCCATATTACCATCTCAATCTTGCTAAAATATAATCACGCTCGTATCTAAATTTGATTTTGAATAACCAAACTTCATCATACACCCAAGTGTACACACAATGCCTATCTGGTTTTTGTATGTTTGTGATTATCCAATCTACTAACGCTATCCTTTGTGTGATTGGATCATGTTCATCAAGTTTGATAACTAGTTCATGCCATCCCGGCTTGATGTTTTCCCAATCTGTTTCGCTCATTGAAACCTCAATAAGAATATCAAATACTTCTGTTCATCTACAATCTCGTAACCATCAGTAATGTTTCCATCAAGCATGTTCATCTTTATGCCATACTTATCTTGGATATATGATTCAAAATCATAAGCATCAAATTCTTTTCTAACTTCCATGAATTCTGTTCTTACTAGCTTGAGCAGGTTCCAATACTTCCATCGATTCTTTCTGAAATGAATTTGTGGATCATCGTCATCATAATCTTGGAAGTCTTTTGATACAGTACTCATAACCATCTCAACGCAAAATATGTACTGAGTTCTTCATTGTAGAAATTGAATATGGTATAACGGTTATAGAATCCATCATACTCTGAAGGTTTATGATATTCATAATCAAAATCTATTCCAACCTTCCAACCATATGCTTTCATCTGATGTACTATCTCTATTATCTCATTCGCACTTTTGCCTAGAACAGTTACAGATTTCATGCCCACTTGATCGAAAACTCTACTGCTTGTTTGTGATCTTTGAATCGGTAAATGAGGTATCTTTGAGTGCCACCTTTAATATGAGGATATCCTTTATTTTTTAACCAAATTGAAACAGGACTGTTTCTACCCATCATTTCTATATTTCTTCCCGGTATCGGAACTGTATAAGGATAATTAGGCTCTACATAGTTCAACATTTCCGTATCCATATCTATATCGGTATCTTCCATATTATTCCCAGCGTAGTAAAAACATAGTTAAATCTTCATCACGGGTAAGCATTATCTCACATTGTTTAGTATTATCTATCCAACGATTACTTCCAGTTTCTTCATCATATCCTGGATTGCCGTAAATCTTTTTACACCATTTCTTAATTTCTTTGGTGTCAACATCTGGTTGGTCTTTCCAAGACACCGTATGTATATTAATTTTGCTACCGAAATAGCGGTCTGTTTTGTGTTTAAACTTACTCATGTCCACCTCAATGTAAAATGTGTGGCAATTTTACTGTCACTAAAATGAAAGTCAATCTCTCCCCAGAACCACTCACGCATCCATCCCGTCCGATAATGTTTTTCACACCATTGTGTCATATCGTCTACTTTGTCATCCCAATCATTATAGTTCATAGTTAGAGGTGCTTCAATAGTCACAATGTATGGGTAATTGTTTTTAATATACCGTGTTGTTTTTCTACGCTGCTTACTGTTCATGACCATCTCAATATGAAAAAGGTTCTGTCTGATGCATCACGGAACCAGTACTTACGGTCACTTCCTACCCAGCGACAATTAGGTATGCCCCAATGACCGCTGCCAAATGTGTCTATCATCCAAACATTCATATCCAACCACTCCTCATGAGAGTAGTTCAATGGTTTGACCCAATAAGGATATTTAGGTTGATTGTCGGCATAGCCAGTTTCAAGTCTTTTCATGCCGAATTCATTTATCCATTGATCTGATAATTCAGATACCCATCTAGCTTCATGTATGGCGCGTTTCTTAATCATAGCCACCTCAACAAGAACATGGTTAGATCCTGTGGTCGTTTAAAAAACCACCTATCGTTGGAATAGCTATGCGTACCAGAACGGAAAGTATCTTCGCACCATTTGATTTGATCTTGCATCTCACGGCTGAGAATATCAGCCGACGGGGTGCTATGAGTCAGACGAACTTTGCGGTTACCGTGATCAATTATCAATATGGGTTCCTCTGTTGTCATGTTCCATGTTATCCCAGACCTGGGACGTTCGTACCGAATCTTGTGTGTCATAAACAACTTAAATTAAAATGTATAGCATCACGCTCGTCATAGAAATAAAAATCCATATAATCTTCTGTGGCATGCGTGTAATATCTTTCACCGGGCAAGCCAAAGTGTTCTATCGCATAGCCACATACATCATTCCACTTATATGAAGTTTCACCTTTTGCCCAAGGTACACGAACCTTAGTAGCCTGCTTCTTTGAGGGTGTCTTTAATTTTTCCTGCAACATCAGTATCACGCTTAAATTTAATTGCCCACTGTTCTGGATTTATATAATCAATAATCATTTTAACATGACCTTCATTTAATGTATCTAGAAAACGGGTACCACTGTCGCTTTGATACAACAACCATGGACTGATTCTGCCCGTTGTTATGGCATAACATAGTTTGTTTGCATTCCCATAACGCAACATGTCATGTGGTTGTATGTTTGCGTCCTCAGCCATTTTGATACAAGTCTCTACACTACGATGTATCGCATCAAACGGATCCTCATGTCGTAGATACTCAATAAGATATTTGGTATAGGTGCTATCACTACACCAATTGTCAATCTTAACTTGATTCTTCAATAGCCATTCAACATATCTTGGGATATTGATAGCATTGATATTAAGACAGTAGTTACCAAACTTTGTGAATGCTGTATAGTATGCGCTACGAATGAATTCTTCATAGGTACGATGCTTGCGACTGGATGTATTCTTTTTATAAAACTGTACCCAAGTCTGAAAGCCAAACTGATTACCACGCAAGTCTTTATCTAGCCACCTACGCTTGTTCTCACAGATGTGTTTAACTACCGTGCTTTCTTTTAAGAACTCACGCTTACAGAATTCACAACCATACTTAACTGGTTCAGTTGCCAAGGTCTCTTTCATATTGCTTAAGTTGCTCGTCTGTGATAGTTTCATTTAGTGTCTCAATATCTGTGTGTTTCATGTTAGGAAACAATTCTGCTAATTTAAGTTTACGCTTCTGTCCATCTACGAACGCCTCGCTTACTGCATCAATGTCATCACTATTTGCTTTAGGATATATCTTCTTGTAATATTCTTTGATATCTTTTAGTTTCGCAGGCACTTGCAGTTTGCTTACCTTAGGGCTGATGTTAGGTATCCATTGATGAAACTGTTTGCCTAATCCTGGGCTACTTGCACACATCATCAACCACTGTAGTTTAGGATGCTTCTGTACATTCTCATTGAATAGATGTTTGTTAGCATACTCAGCCGTACTCATTACATAATAACGACTTAATCCTTCACTACCTTTAATTGCACTAAGCCATTGTATCATTGTGAATGGTACAAACTTCTTTTGTTGTTCGGGGCTTAACCTGTCGTAGAAGTCATAATCTTTCTTATCCAATGCCGCAAGGACCTCAAACAAGTCTAAATCTTGTTTGTCAAATTTCTCGTCTGTTGGGACTGCTGCTTTTCTTGTTGCCATTAGAATGCCTGACTATAATCTACTATCTCACAATTACGACTAATCTCTTTTACAAAATATATACATGCGGGTTTAGGACCATCTTCAATAGGTACACATAAGAATTGTCCGTTCTTTAATCTAGGAGCATACCATGTTACATCGTGATATATGTCTAGTATCTCAATAGGTAGAAATGTAGGACTAAAACTACTCAATGGATTGAACTCAAACGCATTGAATCCTCTGTCATTGATACTTGTCAGTGGTAATGTTTCTAAGTCACCATGTTCTTTTTCACCAATCAATATCTGCCAATCTACTGGCATCTTAATCGTATGCTTACC